AACTTTTAACTCTTGGTGGAAATCTAAAACTTAACGGAAGTAATGCAGCTATAATAGGAAGTGATACAAACTATTTTAAAACTTTTACGGATACGAACGGTGACCAAACAAGAATTGAAAACCGCGTAGGAAGTGGTAAAGGTCTTAGTTTTTATGCGAGTACCACGGATACTATGGGAACGCCGAAATTAACCATATTAGAATCGAGTAATGTTGGTGTCGGTACCGCATCCCCAGTTGGTCTTTTACACACAAATGGTGGAACTGTGTTTATCAATGATCAAGTTGTTAATAGGGGAACCACGAGTCATCTTGATACACCCTTAGTAGTATCCAATACAACTGCAATTGTTGGTATTTCGGATTTTAATAACGTAATTCAATTGGCTCGTGAAGGTGGTTCTGGTAGGGATGGTGTAAGAAGTATTTTCAAAATGGGGAAGCACGATCTTTCCAGTGGAACCTCGCGTTCTCAGTTGAATTTATCGTTAGCGAGTGATGATTATGAAACAGAGAGTCATGTCATGACATGGCGAAGTAATAAGCGGGTGGGGATTGGTACTACCACACCTACGGCCCATTTAGAAATTCTTGGAACGGGTATAGGAAATTTCAACACCAACGGTCTACTCGTTCATAATATTGAAGGTACTCCGGGTGATGCGATTATGGCTGCGAGAACGAGTAGTCTCAATTCAAACGCATTCGCTTCGTTTGCACAGACGGATGGAGATACCGGGTCATCTATTGCTAACCCGGTGGGATATTCCGTGGGTTTAGCGGGTGCACTTCGAAATGGTACACGCGTGGCAGATTTTAGAATTACCAAAAACCCAAATGTAATCGATGAATCTGGAACTGTTCAATTATTCATAGATGGTGCCAACGGAAATATGGGAATAGGCACCGATATACCCCGTGATTCTTTGGAAGTCAGTGGTAATGTTGTCATAGGTAATAAACTTTCGTTTACTGGTGTATCTTCAGACGAATTCGGTAATACGTTCATCACAGAACGACTATACGATAGCCTTGGTAAATCCGAACTTGTCATATTCAAGGGTAATGATCGAACAGGTACCGCCGCCCCAGATAGGATTCGGTCAATAGCGGCCGAACATCTTTTCCAGACCTATAACACAACTTTACCATCTTTATCTACTAACCAAATTCAATCCGCTTTAAACGGTGATGGTTCGGTGGTATCACGTGCGATGACTATAACTCCTTCAGGTGTAGTCGTTATAGGAGCTTTACCTTTAGATGACCAAGGTGAATTAGACGTAAGTAGTGCTACTCGATTTTATGTCGGTGGTGGTCTCGAGTTCGCACAGGATCAGTCGTTGAAGTTTGGTGCTTTAGATATTTTTACAGCTGCGGTTGGTCCAGTAAATTTAATAGAATCTATTGGAAATGCACCTTTAGTTTTCCGACAAAAGGTGTCAGGTACAAGTACGGAATATGCACGATTTACAAACGAAGGTCTCGTGGGTTTCGGTACAAATTCACCCGAATCAAATGTTCACATTTATTCCGACGCAACTGGTGACATAGATATACTCAAACTCCAAAATCCAGGTACAAATAACAAGGTTGGATTAACGCTAAACACGAATGATAATTACGGTGGTTACGTGAGGGGTTTTAGTGATTCCACCCATTCCGTACATGGTACGGTGATAGGAGGTGTTAATAATGGTACCGAAGGAGATGGTATACACATCATACACACATCGAATGTGGGTGTGGGTACAGTAAATCCAAGTGAGCACTTCACGGTGTATAACGGTACGGCTCGTTTAGAACATGCGACGAGTAACGCCATTCTCGAGTTCAAGACGACCGGTGGAGTGTCCAATATCTATGGTGACCACACTGGTAATGTGTTTGTAGACCCAGTTAGAAGTTTTATCGTGAATAGCGATACAGAAATTGTTGGTGACCTTCAAATCGATGGTAAAATTGATTTGGGTAACCAAGTCGCTGTGGACCTAGGCGGTGTGGATGCCACTACAGCCCTTGAGGTCGGTGGTGGATTTATTTCAAACTCGAATGAAGTCGCATGTAAACGATACTCGAAAACATTCACACGAACAAACCAACAAAGTCAGGATATACAGTTACGATTCAATAATAATTCATTTTATGCTAAGATTGTCGCCATTTTGAGATCTGATTTTAATGTGAATGATATGAGTACTTTAGTCATAGAAGTTCAAGGTGGTACACGTGACGGGGCGACTCCATCAGAAAATATAACGATGGGTAATAAAAGTCTTTTCGGTGGTGGTAACTTACACCCATGGAATCCCACAGTTACGACAGGTAAAAATGGTATTCTTTTCGCCCCAGAAGTTACATCGGGACGTACGTATTATTATGACCTTTTTGTCGAAGTCATAACATCCGTGGGTGGTAAGTTGGTAGAAGTTCGAACAAATAACCCAGCTGTTGATAATTTCTCCGCAACACAATTGGTAACGTTTACTCATTAAATTTACTACGAGGGAGTACCCCGCGGTAGATTCAACATTTATGCCCTGATGGAATCAGAGATGGCTAGTGCGACTACGCCAACAATGAAAGCCATGATGACGTAATTCATTTCAGTTTCTTCACGACCGACCTGAGGCTTTACAGGTTCAGCCTTGGCCTCGGCGACAACTTCTTGCTGTCGAACGGGAGGCTCGAGCTCCTCAAGCGGACAATACGCTATCATTTATATATATTTAGAGATTAATTTCGGTCTTCTTCTTTCGACGAGTTCTTTTGGGTTTGGATCCACCAACATTAACTTCCTTGACTTCACCACCTGTAGAATCCCCTGATACGGAAATGATATCAGAGAGATCATCCTCCTCTTCCATGATGGGTTCAACCGAATTCGATTGTCCCATGGTGGTGTTCATAGGTGGTGGTGGGGGCATCATGATATTACCCATCAAATTCGAAATGTCCACACCGGGTCCTTGCATTTCGTATTGTCCTGTACCTCCTACGGGTGCGTCCACAGAGGGACCTCCTGGTGCGCGTGTGGTATTCTGTACCGCCGACATCATATTCTTAACGAGGTCTGGGTTTTGCTTAATGACATCGTTCATGTTGGGCATCACCGATTTGAACATAGAATTGGTAAGATGGAACATCATCGCAGAGCCACCGAGCATCATGATAAGCTTGACCTCTGGTGCGACGTTCACCTTAGACCTATATTTAACATATAGCTCTTCGAACACTGAATCGTAGTCATCCACGTTCTCCATCACCGACTCAGACCAACCCTCGAGTTGAATCTCAAATGGGTTGTATCTCTTGTTAAGAAACTCAAGCCCTGTTACACAGGCTATGAGCATACGCCTCGAAAACCGAACAGATTGTTCTACATCTATGCTATACGTGATACGCTTAACCTCCGATCTGAGTTCATCAATCCCCGAGTATGCATTCAATCGTTTGTTCACGGCGAACCCCTTCTTTTCTAACCGTCCGAGTTTATTAACAAGATCCGCCTTTTCCTCGTCAATTGACGTATACCCCTTGGAAGGTTGTTCCGCCTGTTCACTCGGACCCGGACCCATGGGTTCATCATCGAACATCATCGGTTCGTCTTCACCGTAATCAATCTCTTCGTCTTCCCTATTCTGAACTGGAACACTTTGTTTGTTGGGATTCACAAAAGCATCCATCGCTTCTTGGTGTTGAGAAGTTCCAGGTCTTTGCATTGGTCTTGTGGTGGGTCTGGGTACTGGCTTCGGTCGTGGAGCGGAAATTTGAATCTCATCCATGAGTGCCTGCTCATCAGCATCTAATTTCATCACATTCGTTTGACCCCTGTCGAGTACGATTTCTTCGTCCATCTACTCTCTATGTAGAAACTAAGAAAATGTCTTTAACGCACTTCAAAAATTATATATGTCTATTATAAATGTTCAAACTCAATCTCAACCGTGCCGATCGTAACGCTCTCGTGGCGATGACCGTGTTGATAATTCTCATCACCATTCTTGGTTTCATGAATGTACGAAGCTCTAAGTACCAACCCAGGCCAATTACTATTACACCCGTCAGTGAGGAGTCTCTTTTTGACCTCAAGTCCGATGTTGAATGTGTTGCCGGTGGGGGTAAAAAGGATAGCCCTTACTCGGTTGGTCTCACTCCAGGTGGTCTCTGTGGTGCACAGGAATTAGTCGGTGCCCACGCTGGTTATGAGATCGCGGACGGAATCGGTGGA